AGTCCCCTCTAAGGATGCTTTACCTTCACCACCTGACATAACTTCTCTATAAGCTCTAGCAAATTCTTCCTGAGGTGTCTTACCAACAGAGAACACTGCGGCCAAAGCTGCACCAGCGCCTTTTGCGATTGCTTTTATAATTTTTGTCATACCTGACATCAAATTACTAAAACTTTCAATTATCTCTTTCTTAATATCAAATGATTCTAATTTCTCTTTGAAGTTATCAAATCCAAATAAACCTGCAATGTAACCTACTAGTTTCTGTATTAGTACATATGGTAGTGTCACCAACGTCAACATGGCGTCACCTAAACCTTTTAGAACTGCTGTAAACATACTATCACCATCTTCAAGTGATTGTTTAAACACATCAAATCCTGATTTTAAACTATAAAATACTGCAACTGCGGCCGCAGCAATTGCTATCACTGGTAAGAAAGGAACTAACATGGCACCTAAACTAGAACTCATACTCATTATTCCAAGTCTTAATGTTGTAAGACCTCGTCCCAACATAGTGAAACCTTTTGTAAGACCGCCAGTAATCATTTTACCTGCACCACCAATTTTAGTAACAACAGTCTTTAGACCACTATTCATAGCCTCAACACCTTTAGCTAGGTTTTTGGTAGCCTTACCCGCTAAGAACATTATACCACCTGCGTCTTTAATTCCTTTTGTTGCAAATGCAATACCTTTTAATATTCCACCAGCTGCAAACTTTAATATAAATTGTGCTAATCCAGTTTTAAATGCTAACATAATGCCTATGAAACCAGCAAAAACAGCACCTGGTCCAAATTGTTCCACCAAATCTTTAACAAACTGAACTATTGGTGTTAATACTTTTACTAAAGGTTCTTTAAATTTTGTAAACAATGCCAGTCCACCCACAAGAAGTATTGCTGTCATCTTCTCACCAAAAGATACTCTATCAAATGAATCTTTTAGTGTTCCTAATATTCCATTTAATGCTGAAGCTTCAAAAGTTGCAACGTTTGTTACCTTTTTATTATCTGTATCAACACCTTCCAAATCATTATTAAGTGTTGGCAGTCCTGGTCCTTGCATACCAGCATCTTCAAATTTTTTATTTGCTTGTTCATTTTCGAATGATTTTTGTTTCAAAGATTGCTGATCGTGAAATGCTTGTCTTTTCGCTTCTTTTGTCTGAATTCCTACCATTGCGGATAGACTTTCTTTCATATCAAAAAATGTATCTTTGAAAGTGTCTAAAGGTGATTTAATCTTGATCTCACCTAATTTACTTCCACCCGCCGAAACAGGCACCATAGCTGTACCATCAGCATCAAATCCTACGTTGTCATTTCCTAATGTTAATGCTCCTAATGCCATGTTATCCTATTTGATCCTCGTTTAATAATTTTTTACCTGATGATTTAACAACCTTCTGATTATATGATACTGTTTCAACACCTTTACCTGTTGAATTAACATATAGACCAAACCACGCTGCACCAGCACCTACTACAACAGATACTAGACCTGCTTGAGCATTGTTGGGTTCAGGTAGTGCCATAAACCATTCAGTCACTTGATAAAACATATAGATGTATACCGATATGAATACTCTCGGAAACAATCTTAATTTATCAAACCAATAAGGGAACATCTCCCAAAAACTTATCTTACCATCGTTATTAAAATCCATTTTATTACCCTTGTTGTTGTTTTCTTTTAGCTTTATCGTTCTCTTCCTTAATATATGCGACTAACATATCTACATATATTTCCCTTTCCCAAGGTAGCATATTCTCTAAATCAGCAAGAGAATAATTATGATGTTGCATTAGAGAGAAATTAGTTGTATAATAATTCTCTAAACTATCATGTGAAAGGGCTATCCGAAAAAATCGTTTAGTCCAAGCAAAGTTATTTTACTCTCCTTTTTAGTCTTTGGATTCTTTATTGTGATATCATGTTTTAATTTAGGCATAGTATCAAAAAAGTTTTGAACATCTTTAAACTGTTTAGTATTCAATTGTTCAATCCAATCCGTAACTTCTTTTTTAGTCTGATCTTTAGTGTCGTATGTTTTCTTACCGTCTTCTTCATAAATTTGTTCAATACAAGTACTAATAACTTCTAGCATATTACTAGGGTTAATGTCTTTGATACCACTTTCACTAAAAGAATCAATAGTAGGATATCTCATAATCATACCCATTCCATTACCTAATTCAATCTTATTAGTGTGGTCATCACCAACTTGTACTTTAACTGCATTTAAATCTACTTCTACATCAGCATAAGTTTCTTTATCATCTGGGCATAGTAGTTTCAGTTTAGAAATTTCGCCAACAGATTTTGATCTGATTTGTAAGAAGATATACTCAACATCAAACATAGGCATATTGTCTATTTTAACTTTGTTGAAAGTACATTCACTTACAATGTCTTTAACGGCTTGGGTGATGTCAGCACTTGCCTTACTCTCCATCGCCATCATTAATATTTTTTCTTCTTTAACCAAAAACGGACGATACTTTATCTTCTCGTCTGTTGATGGTATTTCCAACTCATATGTTGGAGTTGTCAGTTTAGGTAGTGCCATAATATTTTCTCCTTATTATATAGTTATTATGTAAATGGTGGGAAAACTTTACCTTTAAATATTTTCCCTATTGGGTTTAGTACTGTTCTTCCTTGATTAAAGATATTTCTACTTGCTCTTTTTAGAGAAGGCGGTAGTTTATCAAATAATCCTGGTGTTCTTGACTTAATCTCAGCCGATGTTTGTTGAGAATGAGCAAATTCTAATCCGTTTACACTATTAGTTCCCATATTAAACCATTGTTTGTATGAGAATTCAATAGTTATTTTAGCTATCTGATTACTTAAATTGTAACCATAATCTATATTTCCTATTTTTTCAGGATATACATCAATTGCTTCAATAGCATAAGTCGGCATATCTCTTGTTGGCGATTCGTCATCTCCAGAAGCCCCTAATTGGTATATATGCATTTTACCAACATAGTTATCGTAATAATTTGCTTTATGTGAAATATTACCTACTACAAGTTTCTGCCATTGTTCAAAGAATTGTCTTTCTCTCATATACTTATCTGCATAAAAAGTAGCAACTATATTACCAGCATACCCATGACCTGTAACCATATTCATAGCAGGTTCTGATCCATATTGTCTTTCTTGTGTTTGTAAATCTACACCAGGCATTGAAACCGTATCACAATGTATATTCACTTGTCTACCAATAGTTTTATGTAAACTATTTAAATGATGTCCACTAACATTAAAACCAACTTGTCCATCTCCATTATACATTTCAGAATCTAAAGTTACACCATCTCTATTTGTAGTAGCATTTTTATTTTTAATTGATTGAAGTAAATCAGAGGGTGGAAATATTCTTACTGCAAACCTTGAAGGTCTAGCATATCCATCTGCTGAAGCCATGGCTGCTCTGAAACGACCAATCGTATTTTCTTGATTAGATCGCATATTAAGTCTAGGATCTGTATCTGTTTTACTATAAGCACTAGCCTTAAAATCACCTCTTGATATACCACCTCGTATATCAAATGGTCCTAATCTTTTACCTGCTCTAAAAATTGCCAGCTTAGTATCCTCCTTCCTGTCGCCAGTATTTTCTGGCAGTCGGTTTGCTGATATTTAATTTCTTACACATTTCTACTAAGCTCTTATAAACTTTTCCTTTGTAAATTCTTTCTTTGGCACCTATACCTAGTTTGCCATACATATGATTTCCTTCACCTGACATCTTTTCTGACGTATTTAATCTCTTTGTTCTTTCTATTGCACTCTTACTCATATTCTCTTTCCACTCTGCTGTGAAAGTTCTTTTAGAACCTAATGTAACAGAACCTTTTTGGCCACCAGGTTGAGCATTGTAATGACCATACATCTTAATATATTTATCTTCTTGTTCGTATGCATCTTTGCCCTCGTATATGGTTTTTATAGTAAAGTTTTCTCTACCATACTTTCTGATAGCACGAGCTATAGGCCACTTCGCATTACGCTTAACAGCACTATATACATGAGCGTTAAATCTATTTTGTATTCGTTGAGTGGTAAATCCAACATAACTATGGTCATTCACTTTATTTGTTATCTTATATAAAACCATTAATATGGACTTCCTTT